GTGTCTATGACATCCAGTATTTCTGATGTCGGATGAGCATGATATTCGTCAATCAGTCCACACTGCGGATTGAGCCCGTCTCCGGTTTTCCCGTCATCTTTTGACAGCGCCCGGATAATCGAATCGCTTTTCAAGTGTCGGATGGTACCATAACTTTCTTTCCACTTTCCTTTCATCTCTGGCCATCGCCTAAGCATCGCTATAATTTCATTGTAGATGATTTTAGACTGTATGCTTTTTGTAGCCCCGATGTAGACTTCTGACATTGGCTCTCCCATCGCCATCATTTCATAGTCACCGACTATGGCGAGTGATTGTGATTTCGCATTTTTCCTCCCAACCTGCCAATACGCTTTTTTAAAACGCCGGAGCCCCGTATCTTTATTGACCCATCCATAGATATTCCCAAAAATGAACCGCCGGATCGGCTCAAATATAATAGGCTGCCCGGCTAAAATTCCTTTTGTGTGTTTATGCATGGCCGCCCACGCGAAGAATCGTTCCGCTCTTTCTTCATCAAAGACATACGGAAATTTCTTTGTACCTTCTTTTTCTGCATCCCGCAAAAAACGCATACACGCCCAGCGATGTTTTTGGCATATATGCGTTTTGTCTTTTATGCATTTCTTACTGTACCTGATCAGCTCTTGTTTCAGCGTCATACATCAAAACCCCTTTTGCTTAGCGGGTCTTCGTCTTTCTTTTCAGGCTCTTTCGGTACATTTTTTACTTTTGCAAGCGGTGAAAGGAACAATCTATCTTCCATCTGTACAAGCGCCGCCATTTTCGCGTTAATTGCTTTATCCATCGCCATTATGCCGCCAGTAGATAAGATATACTCTATTTTTTCATAGAGTTTGGCGGCCTTGCGTTGACTGTACTCTACTTCAAGAATTTCCTGCGTTGCCGTCGTTTCTTCACCGGTTAATTCTATTCGGGCGATCATGTCTCGGCGTTCTATCAAATCTATGTACTGCGCAAACGCCATACAGTATCTTGAAATCATTCCGATGTCTGCCGAAGAAACGAACTTGAAACCGGTGTAAAGTTTCTTGATTTCTTTCCATTTTTTATATGCTTCTTTATTCGTTTTTACATAAGCCGGGCATACTAATTTCTGTTCTCCGAGATGTATTTCTGATTTTTTTCTGTGTTCAATTTCCGCCTTCGTCAGGTGACTTGGATTGCCTGAAACTATATGCAAATCAATAGGTTTTGCCGGACGCCCAGCCATGTTATCCCTCCTTTCTTTTTAATGTTGCTGTTTGCGCATAATTGACATTTCATCGCATGAGTTTAATGTAAGGTCCATTTCCCGAACTTTTTTCACAAAAGAGGAGGCGCACGGTACTGTCGCATCCGGTCAAAACATTTTTGACCCGGGGGTAGTCTATCAAGCTTTAATTTTATTTCCGAATCCGCCGTTTTCTTTCGCTGTTTTCTTGTCATGACATCTCTTGTTCATCGCCTGCCAATTGCTTTCATCCCAAAAAAGCTTTTGATTGCCTCTGTGCGGGATGATGTGGTCAACAACATTAGCTGGCAGCGGATGCCCTGATTCTTTACACGCCGGACATTCACAGAACGGATGCTGTGCCAGAAAAGCCTTTCGCGCTTTAGTCCATTTATAGTTGTATCCTCGTTTTGACGGCGATTCCCGCTCAAATTCTCTCTGTTTTCTTTCATGAAGTTGTTTATGCTTATCGCAATAGCTTTCTCTCGTTAATGCGTGGCACCCCGGATGTCCACATTCGCGCAATGCCCTTCTCATATCTCTCCTGTCAAGCAGTCAGTCCCGCTGGAAATTATAGTAAATGCAAAAGCCGCCCATTTCTGAGCGGCTACATGGCTTTGCAGTTCTTCTATTCAATTTTCGCATCTTAATCTTATCACACCTTGCTCTGTCTTTTTTGGTCTTTTTGGCTTTTTTGGCATTTTTTTATTATATTTTGATTAAATCTTTCCATAAACTCGTTCCATTCCCGCACGTGTCACCAACCAGATATGCCCTGACTTTCGGCACTCTTCACCTGTAAACCGTGGCGGATACCCTCTTTGACCGGAACACGCCTTCTTAATTGCCACCACTGAAACTTTCCATCGCTCTGCAGCTTCTGTCGTTGTCATCACCTCATCAATTACTTTGACACTCTCCATCCGATATATCCTCCGATAACTAAGCCGCTTACTAAGCACTCAATACCATACCTATTCAAACCGATGAAATATAATCCTGCAATAGCAGATATGGCAAATAAAACATCATACGTTTTCATATTCTTAACCTCCTGTGATATAATACAGGTAGTAGAGGGCTTTCGCCCTCCTACCCGTCGCTCTCTTATCGGTTTCGTTTTCGGCGCTTCCGATTTGAGGGCTTTTGCTTTGTGGCTTGTACCGCCCAGATTTGGACGATTACATTAATCACGATTGCGATTAGCCACTGCCAGTCTTGCTTTTCTATCATTCTCACCTCCTTTCTGTATATATTATATATCTTTTTCGGTATACTGTCAAGTGTTTTCATAAGTTTTTATTGAAGAAATCCATCTTTCCGATGGATTTCTTTTTTTATTTATGTGCAGTATGTATCTTTCTTTTCAGTCTTTGAAATACTATCTCAAAGCTTACTTCTGCCGCTTCTTTTGTTTTTGTGATATTATTCCTGCTAATATTGATTATTTTTGATATATTGCGATAAGAACGATGATTTAAATACAATTCTCTCAGTATTGTTTTCTCATCATCGTTTTTTATCATGTCTATCAGTCTTCGTGCTTCTATCCTCATGATAATGAGCTCTTCATGTTCTTGCTCAACCATTTCTTTGTATTTTTCTACGAGTATTACTCTGTCTGATAGGTCGGGCTGTATTCCGCCGGAAACCTTGTCTTTTTCATATCTCTGCCCTTTTATTTGATAAATATGTGCTTTACATTCCGCAAGCTCCCTCTGCACCGATAAGTACCGCCGATGTTGATTATATATCGACTGTAGATATTCCTGCCCAGTTTTAAAGTCTTTTATCATTTATCCCTCTTGTTTATTTTTTCAATAATCTTATCTGTTATCTTATCTACGATATCACTTGCTTTATCTATATTCGCAGGTGTTATATAGTTTGTAACAGTCATTTTGTAGAAAGTGTCTCGTGCCGGGATCATAATATTTAATATTGTGACAACGATAAGTATTTTTAATAACGAATGAAATGTTTTCCGGTTTTGAATAGTTTCGGCTTCTTTATACTGATTTCTATTCGACATATAGTCGCAAAATGCAATCGCGGTAGCTATGCACAAAATCCACATCAAAACATTAACAACTAAATTGATACTACCTACTACATCTGCCACATAGAATATCCACGGGCTTATTATTGGTTCATTCATGACCTTCTCCTTTCAAGATTTTTAAAATCTCTTCTTTGTGTGCTTCCGCCGATTCTTTTGTTCTAAAGCAGTTTCCTATTGCCATTGCCATGCAGTCAAACGTACAACCTCGTTCATATATGTCACTACATACTTTACCGTCAACTTCTACCCACCAATATTTATCTCCGATTTTCGGCTTAAACGGAATTACTTTAAATTCATAGACATCGAAATATTTTACAAAAACCGCCCATTTTGAATCATCACGCCATTCTTTACTAAATTTTGTAAGCAGTTCTCCGTTACAAAACTTATTGACCTGGCATTCTTCATGTGCAAATTGAGCTTCAAACTCTTCATTTTCTGCAACGCCAATCCTATCCATCAACATTTTAATCACTTCTTCTTTTAGCGTTTTCATACTCTCACCATCTCCATATTTTTAATTAAAAACCCATAATCTCTCAAATCGTATTTATCAAGCCAATTCTGAATAACTTTGTTTATTTCTTTCTCAAGATCTTTCTTTTGTTCCTCTGTGACGTCTTCAAGAAAACCATCGTAATATACACCGTAAATATAACTTTCATCATTCGCCAGGTCTTCGATTATGTTGTCAATGTCTGCTTTTGGCTTGGGTCTTGTTAATCGCCCAACATAGAAACATATAATATCGTTATAAATATAATCATTAAAAACCTCTGAATAACCTGCATAAGGTTCTTGATTATACGGTTTAGCATTCATGAGTTCCTTGCGTCCCGCCTTTATTGCTTCTTCTTTGCTGGGATATGTATCATCACAGTTAAAATGATCTTCACCAATTCCTATTACCCATTTTTCTTTATCCTGTTTCATTTCCTCCTCCACCATTTCTGACACCCGATCCGCATCCCAATTTTTACTTCAATCGGGATTTTTTCAACATTGAAATATTCAGCATTCTTTATTATGTCTACTGCCATTTCTTCTGCATTAACAATAATTACTCCTGCTTCCGGGAATTTTTCAAACAGCACTTTCTTGATTTTTCCCTCATTTTCTTTGTACATGTTATGCGGAAACGCATAATAGACTGCCTTCGTGTACTTTGTAAGATGTTTTTCTTTCTTTTTAAAATCTGCTAAGAAGTCCCTATAACTAACTTTGATTTCAACCTCCGTTAAATAATCATTTTCGTTTATTAATATCAAGTCAGCTTCATGCTTGACACCCGAAAACGGATATTTATACCCAATAAAGCAACCGCCTTTATCATATTTTTCTATTCTGCATGATATTCTCGCAAAGCTAACATTCGGTATTACAATATTTTTATTACCAAAGTGTTCTGCTATTGCATATTGCATTACTGTTTCTTCTTTACTTTTACTCATGTCTCTTCCTTAATGTCTTCAATCACCTTACTCATTACATAGTCAGCACATGGCTGTGCCATTCCATTTCCGATTGCTCTGTATCTTGCTGTATCGCTCCCGCCTTCTGTCCAGTTGTCCGGAAGTCCCTGCAGTCTTTCACATTCAAGCGGCGTAAGGCGGCGGACGTATGAGCAATCAATGTTTTTGTATATACATCCCACGGCACTCGGTCCTCTTGCTACCAGTGTTGAGTTGATTCCGTTATCGCTGATCTTGAAATCATATTTTGCGTTTTTGCCTTGATTAAATGCCGCCCTGTCAATTGCATAGACAACCGCTAATCTTGTTGATGATTTTAATGTAGATGTTTTATCCTCATAGATCGGCATGTTGTTTTTTATACTTGCGTCTCTGTTAAATGTGTATATGAGCGGTACCTGATTTCCGCCGGTCCCCATCCTGCTATTGAGCGTCTGCACTGTTCCGTCATTTCTTTCTCTGATAACGTCTTGTGCATGTGTCATATCAAGGACGCTTATACAGATGCCGCCTTGGTTTCTTGCAGGATTACTTCCGCTTAGATCTAATGTGTTGCTTTTGTCTACTTCTTTTATGCCCGCTGTCGGATTGTTGCTTTTCATTCCTTCGCTTTCGTATGATCCGATTCTGTATGTTTTGACAAGCACACATCGCTGATCATGCATGCAGTTCAGCGTTCCTGTTTTTTCATTCATTCTTATAGAGTTTATTTGTCCATTTCCGATGTCATAGACTGATGTTTCAGTACCCGGTACAGCAGTTCGGGTAAGCGCTTCTTTCTTGCTTTCGCTCTCCTCAGTATTCCCTGGCATGCCTTCGGGCTCAAATAGTACTTCCGGTCTACCCCCCCTATTTCTAAAACTTGCAATAAGGAAGATTCTCTCTCGATGTTGGGGGACGCCCCAATATTGAGCGTCGAGGACCCTCCATGCGATTTTACATCTCTTGCTTCGTACCATTCCGCTTCTTGACCATCTTCCGGATCGAGGCATTGGAATATCGGCTTGTGTGATTTCGCTAAGCACGGCTTGAAAGTCACGCCCTTTGTTGCTTGAAAATGCTCCAAGTACGTTTTCCCAGATAAAGTATTTTGGGTATTTTCCGCTTGTGGCATTGAGCATATCGGAAACAATGTCATTTGCCGTTTTAAACAATCCGCTTCGTTCACCTTTTAATCCCTCTCTTTTCCCTGCTATTGACAAATCTTGGCACGGACTTCCTGCACAGATAATGTCCACGGGTGGTATTTTGTCACCTTTTATTTTTCTGATATCGCCAAGTTGTATGACATTCGGAAAGTGTTTTTTAGTGACTTCTATGCAGAATGGTTCTATTTCCGATGACCACACGGGAACCGCCCCGTTTCGCTGTGCCGCTATACACCATCCGCCGATTCCGTCAAATAGGCTTCCCACTGTTATCTGCATTTTTCGTACTCTATTTGATAAAAAAAATCATCAATAATCACTACTATTTCTCTGTTTGACACGTCAAAATCTTCATGCATCTTATGTAGTAATGCATAGGCGGCACTTTTTATTTCATCTTTACCGATTCCGTTGACGTTAATGTGCGTTCCTTTTTCGTCAAAAGTTATCTCTATCTTTTTCATTTTTTCCTCTTTTTCATGTAGCTCTATTTCCCTGTACTTCCTATCCCGCCGGTCCTATCACCATCAGC